AAGCCCGCTCCTGCAGGGCGGGGAGCTCTGGATTACCGAACCCCAGATGCAACAAAACCCGCACTGGGCGGGTTTTGTCTTGCTTCGTATTTGGTGGAGCCGGGGGGATTTGAACCCGCGTCTAACCGCTCTAATACAAGGGTGGCAGCGCTAAAGCTGCCAATTTGCTGTCATTCTTTCTCGTCAGCGAAATGCCCGTTTGCAGACCAGCCAGGTGTGTACAACCGGTGTCCAGGCATGGGCGCCTTCGACTGCGTACTGATATCGACTTTTACTTCCTTATCGAGGTCATTTCTCTTGTAGCTACTCTGGATGCCCAGGCCAATTCTCGGGGCTTTATTTCGAGTGATCGATAAGTCATGAGCCCTGCCCCTGGAAGCGATATTTCTGAAATTTTGATAAACAATCATCAACACTTTTTGCGGATTCAGCCTTATCGCTTTCGTCGAGTTTTTACTGCTGGAATAGTGTGCTTCAGCAGCAGCTAGTATTTCGATTAGCTTAAGTGTCATGCCCTCTCTAGCTTGATCTTCAGTATGGCGTGAGCAAAGTTTTTTATAAAAACGCTTCGCACCTTTGAATACTTCTGGTTCATTTTCTATCAAATACCTAACTTGCCAAAATTCACTGATATTTTCCAGCGAGCAAGGCCTCATCTCGCCCAGTATCCTTCGGTAGTCGATATTGGAAGTTACCTGTTTCTCGATGACCTCATTTTCTGCACTGCAAATGAAGGTAATCAGTTTCTGGACGTCCGAAAGAATCCATTGCCCAGAATCTTCATGGCGTGGGAAGACGCTTCACTTGGCCACTCATCAAAATATAGAACGCCGATGGTGACTAATAAATCGGGTAGGAATCTCGGGAGGCCATTCATTTTGGGAGGTCCTTCTTTTCGGGCAACGAGCGCTCATTGTCAGAGTGCGTCCACATACTAACGGCTTTGCTTCCCGAGCTGTCATCTGCATGTGGCATCCATCGACCGTAGACTCTTGCGATCATTGTCCAGTCGGTATGGCCCATTTGCTTTGCAACCCACATGGGGTGTTCTCCAGCCGAGAGCATCATTGAAGCGTATGTGTGGCGTGTCTGGTACGGTCGCCGGTACCGTATCCCCGCTTTCTTCATCGCGGGAACCCACATCGTTTTCCGGATCGGCCCGTCGCCTGCCCAGCGCTCGAGCGTGCGCGGATTCTGGAAAACCTCGGCGTCGGCTAGGAATGTGTGCGCCTTTTGTGCTTTAAGCGCCTCCATCGCAGGCCGCAATAGTTTCACGCTTCGACGCCCCGCGGCGGTCTTAGTAGTCTCTGCCTTACCTTTGCTGGCCTGAGTGATGGCGCGGCTGACCATCACCTCTTCGCGCAACCAGTCGATATCTCCCCAGTCCAACGCCACCAGTTCGCTGGTGCGCAGGCCAGTCCACAAGGCGAACTGCATCATGTTGCGAGCCTGGCCGTAGAGGGCGCCTAGTACTGCATGCTGCTCTTCCGGACTGAAAGGGTCGACATCATCCTCTTTCGGCGGCGCGGCCTTGCGTGAGTAAGTCCAGCCGGCCAGCGGGTTCAACTCGATCAGCTCTTCCTCGCTCGCATCATTGAGCGCGGATCGCAGGCAGCTCTGGATGTTACTGAGCGTTTTATTGCCCACTTCCAAGGTATCCAGCCAGTCCCGCACTGCCTTGCGCTTGAGGTCCACCATCATCGTGTCGCCCAGGGCTGGGATCAGTCGCAGCTCAACAAGCTTCCGGTATCCCTCGAACGTGCTGCTTGCGATGTGCTTTTTTTTCCCTTCCAGCCACCTGGTCAGAAATCCGTTTACAGTTTCTCGGGATGCCTCCGGCGCGAACTTCGCTGCCCGGGCAGATCCCGGAAACGTCACCAAATAGTCGAAGGTTCCAATCGATATCGCGTGTTCTATCGCCGCCTTGTGCTGCTCGGCTTTCTTCAGATTAGTGGCGGTGGGCTTGAGTGTGATGCGCTCGCGGCACCGGACGCCCCGATACATGAACGTGATTTCGATACTCGTATCGGAGACCGCCCGAACTCCCCTCCCGCCTCTACCCATGACTCATATCCTTCTATGTCGAGAAGCGTCCGACCATCCGGCGCTTTGATCCATATCTCACCGAGCCGCCAGATGCCGTCTCGGATCTTTGAGCGGATCGCATCTTCTGTGTAGCCAGATTCGCTGGCAAATTTCCTGACTGTCACATAGCGCATATCTTCACCGATCAGCGTTATCTCTAGACTCGCTCACTACGCGCAGCTTGAAGTTGATCCCGCATGCATGGGCAAGAGCGAGAAGTTCGCTGACCTTGGTGCTTGGTTCTTGCAATGCATGGCCGAAACGAACGAGTCGCGCGCCAAGGCTGGCGAACTCGTTGCCTGCTCCCACAGGTGCTTCTCGCTCAGCGCACTGGTTCATAGCTTTAGTCTCTCGTTCTGTGGGAGCTGGGTGGTGGGTAACGGCACGTTTTCCTGAATCAAACTTGCCTTAGAGATCCGGCCTAAATCGCTTGAGGCAGTGGCGGTCTGTGGGAGCGAACCAAGCTGATTGTCGGGCAAGCAGCTAATGCCTCCTGAGGCAGTGATCCAGCAGGTCACCTGGCGCGCACTGTCGTGTTGAACGCTAATGACTTGCTCGCCGGCGTGGGATTGGCTGGCGATCAGTAAAAAGGCGATAGTGGTCATTGCTCGCATGGGGCGTCCTCCATCAGATTGCCGGCCGAGTACCCGAAGACCTCGGCGTCGGTTCCCAAGGCCTTCTCGCGGTAGGGCAGCTTGTCGATCAGTGCTTGAGCGTCGTTAAGGCTGGGCAGCTTGAACACCACGGTCAAGAACGCCGGTGCTACTCCGATCATCTTCACGCGATCATCGATGTGCATCGACTTCGCGATTGGTGCTGGCGGTTTTGGAATGCCAGCTTGGATGCGCTGGTAAATCTCCTCTCGGTGAACTTCGATTGCGGCCGGCGCATCGATGCCGATGCGCGATTGTTTGCCGCTGACACCAAGAACGGTGACGCAGATGTCGTTGCCGATCCGGATGGTTTCACTTGGCTTTCGGGTGAGGATCAACATGAGAGCTCCTTCATAGACTGAGTGAGGCGTTTTCCAGGCCGAGCGAATCCCGGCCGCGTTGTTGGCTTTCGCAAAAAAAACAGTTGGTTGAATGGGTCAGGCTTCGCTGATCACCGGATTGCGCCTTCGCAAAGGCGTACACCGCTGCTTACGCGATGAGTACGCTATCGTGAGAATCCTGTTCCTGGTGCTGAGGATCGGGAGTTGGCGCTTGGATTAAGCCAAGCGTGAAGACTTTTGCGACAAGCGCCGCCCGGTTTGAAACGCCGAGCTTGTAGAAGACGCGTTCAATGGATTTTTTTACGGTACTAGGTGCGCAACCAACGAGTCGGGCGATCTCTTTGTTGGCCATACCTGCGCAGATGGCGAGAGCGGCACGGAGTTCTTGCTCGGCAAGTACGCCGGTTGTTCCTTGCAGCTTGCCGAAGCTAATAACTTTGCTCATCGCTCTCACCCGTCATGTGTGTTGCTGATGAGTAAAAATATAAGCAGATTTATAGAAGCTATCAAGCAGTATTTTGATTATTTTACCAGTTCACTATTTTTCTTTAGACGACAGGCACAAAAAAGCCCGGCGAACCGGGCTCTGCTGAGATGCGCTTCGGCCTAGTAAAAAGAGGCGCCCCAGAAAACACGCCCCATAATGCGGATTCTGGCCTCTTCTATCTCATGCGTTGAGTATGTCTCGTCGGGATGCTCAGCAATGTTGTAGCTTCTCATGCGGATACCTCCGCCTGGCAGTCGATAGAGAGCTTTCACCCTAATCTGTCCCCCGTGATCTATCACGTACATGCGCCCGTCAACTACCTGGGTCTCACGTAAATGAGCAACGACAGTGCCGCCGTCGTGTAGAACGGGAGCCATTGAGTTGCCAGATATGGCTGCCGCCACAACATGCTCTGGCAACACGCCTTGTTTCAAGAGTATTTCGGCGTTGAGATCGAGGTGAACCTTTACGCTGATTTCGACGACTGTTCTCGATGAGTCGCGAGGATCGTCGAGTTCAATTAAATAGGGTATTTCCTCGGTCAGCAGGGAGTTTGAGGGCGCATACCGACTCGCGTTCCTCAGCTCTTCAATCCTCTCTCGCAGGGCGGCGTTAAGCGCAGCATCGTCGTCGTGCTCACCGCGAAGAATCTCTTCGAGCTCGTTGCTGAAATAGGTCATAACATCTTCGGGCGCATGCATTTCGCCTTCACCTGACGCTAGCCAAGCGCTGTTTACCCCGCACGCTCGGGCTATCTGAACCAGGTAGGAGGATCGTAGTGTCTTCCCTGATTCAAGTTGACTGATGGCTGTCTGCGCGATGCCCACGGATTCAGCAAGTTGGGACTGAGTAAGTCTAGCTTTCTTGCGGGCTAGCTTGATTCGTTCGGATAGGTTCATCCGCTGATCCTATAAAGATACTTATGGGGTTGCAAAGAAGTTTGCTTCTGTGCAGTCTATAAAAGGACTTATCAGAGGCTGGCGTCGTGGTTCAAAATATCAGCAAGCTAATAAATTATTTTGGGAGCCAGTCGAAGACCGGCGAGGCCTTGGGTGTGTCTCAAGCCACGGTTTCTTACTGGCTGTCCGGATCGCAAAAGGTGAGCCCTGAAAAGGCGCTTTGTGCCGAGACTGCCACTCATGGTGCCATCAAGGCTTCTTCGCTGTGTGACCTGATCGCACAAGTCGAAGCTCGCCACAAGGTAAGTGAATCATCCCCTGAATTCCCCAGATTCGCACCTGGGCCAGATGGCTCTGTATGTGTATCCAGTGCCGAAGGGAGTGCCGCGTAATGCTCATCTTGCCGGTCGAGCAGTGCCGTCAACGCACCTTACCCTGTCACCAAAAGTTTTCGCATGCTGAATCTTTGACTCGCATTTCTTTAATCGAGATTAAAAGCTTTTCCGATGTTGTGAGTGGACTATTCAACTGTTCACCGGGCAAAAACTCAGTAATGGATCACTCGGTACCCACTATTACAGGAAAGGACTACTTGACCCTCCTGAGGCCCTCGCTTCGTGAGTATCGTCCTGTAGCGCACAGCAACAGTAAAAAAGGAAGGGCCTCCGCAGGGCCTGTTCAGCGACTTCCAATGGAGGGCTTTTGCATGCCCAATGAAAAGGATCACTCGCTGGCCACTACTGGGTGCAGTCCTTTGAAGTTCCGCGCATGCGCGGAATTTATGAAAATGCGACAACTAGATTCGTAAACGCGACGACGTGTCCTTTTCGGAAAATTTTAATCGTTATAGCACCCCCTCAGCCTTCGCACTGATAGGTGTGAGTTGCAATTTTTGGAGATGTGATATGCGCGCTCGACCAACTATTCCGCCAGCCCGTTCAGGGTAGGCCACAACCCTCTCAGGGGAGGGGGTTGCATATTTTTTGTGTTGTTGATGTTGGGGAAACCTAAACGACAGGCACAAAAAAGCCCGCTTCGCAGGCGGGCTTCTTAACCAGACCCTTCGCAGGGGTCTTCAGTACTTCTTCGTCTGTGGAGGACGAATCAATGCACCCAAAAAATAGCACCACCCAACTTGCAGCGCAAGCAGCGCTGACTGCCAGTGTTGGGTTTTGCGATACCCCGATCGATAACCGAGGCATTCAATTGCTCAACGTTGCGTCAGGTACCAACGCTGAAGATGCGCTCCAAACCGCGAAGGCTCTGTCATCCGGATTGGGCCAGATTTGCCGCCATATGCACGACAGTCTGAACATGGGCGAGTCTGCCTACTGTGACGGCATGGCAGCGCTGGGGTTCCTCGCTGAGACGGTAAGTGCGCTGATCTGGTCAGTTGAAAAAGGCGCTGATGCAGCAGGGGATGCCACCCAATGAAAACCTCCCCACAAACCATCAAAGACCTAGCTGACGACGCCGAATTTCAACTAACCGTCGCCCGCGAAAATCTCCGGTGGCTGTCTGCGCTCGCCCGTGCCATCGCAAGGGATGTAAAAGACGCCGGCGGCCGCGATACCGAGTGCCTGCTCGGCATGATCAACTTTTTGGACGACACCGGATTCTCTGGAATCGATGACGCAATCGATTTGTTCAAGGCTGCTTCCGCTGATGTCGCGACACAAACCGCCGGTGCGGAAAACGTGGCGCGTACCCCAGCGGAGATCCGGCCATGAACACTTCATTGTCAGTCGTCGAGCCAATCACAATTGAAGGCGAAATCCTTCGTGACGCTGTACTTGATGCTCAAGAAATGTGCTCCATGAATTTCGCCAGAGAGGAGCACCGGAAACTGGAGAAAATCCTGCTGACGTTCGTGATTCCAGCGTTGGGGGGGTATGGCAATGAACTGGCTTGTGATGTCGCAAGACACATTGAGCAGATCCGTACCTTTAGTGGCAACTTCTGCTGGCGGCATCGTCACTTGGGGGCCGCGTATGGCGTGGTGGGCGAACGACCTGGTATTGACGATGAAAAAGTCGGAGGCTCCCTATGAACCTGATCCCATTCAGCTTCGATGGTGCTGATATCCGCGTCATCACCGATGAACAAGGCGAACCGTGGTTCATCGCCAAGGATGTCGCCGACCTTCTGGAGTACGCCGACACTGACCAGGCCGTTCGTGCCCACTGCAAGGCAGCGAAAACCCGCCCCGTCGAAATGACGGGTCAGGTCCGCAACGTGAAAGTAATCCCTGAACGGGACCTTTACCGGCTTGTCATGCGCTCGAAAATGCCCGCCGCCGAAGCATTCGAGGAATGGGTGGTGGGAGAGATTCTGCCGAGCATCCGCAAGACAGGCGGCTATCAGCGCCCGCTGAGTCCGGCCGAGCAACTGCTGGCTAACGCCCAGGTGCTGGTGGACATGGAGCGCCGCCAAGACCAGACCGAACTGGTGGTGGCCGGAATCGAAAGCCGCGTCGCCCAGGTTGAGCAGATCCGATATCTGGATTTAGTACCTTCTGGCTTCGAGTCGATGACCGCCATTCGGGCGCGCATAAATCTGCGTCATGGGCTCCCTCAGTGGGTGATCGATGCAGTGATGCGTGACGTCTCCGGCGCCCCGATGCCGTTCGCCATGGTTCGCAGCAAGCACGCCAATGACGGTGGTCAGCCCTATGCGATCTATCCCAAGGCCGATATCACCCGTCGTTTCGATCGGTTCGCCGCTGAGTGCACTTTCGAGACCGCTGAGCGTGCCACCCATCCCCATATTCAGCAAGGCCGCTTCAAGCTACGCCAGAGGACTTCCGCATGAGCGAAAAAACAACCAGTTCGAACATAGAGCCAACTGTGATTGATGAATCGTATATGGAGCGCTTCACCAATGACCAGTTGGCGTACAAGGCTTGGAATGGCGTTGATCTAGTGCAGGAAATCCTTTTCGATGAGGAGGGGGTCGATCTCTGCATGCAGGACGCCAAGTTTGAGGCTGCTCACGCCGCGATGGCGTTGCGTGTTCTCGTTCGTCGTTTGACTGGCATGGATCCCGATTCGCTTCGCAAAGCAGTACTGCAGCGGCAGCTGGAAGTGCTGGTGCTGGAACCGGAAACGCCTCAGCTCCCGGCTTGGGAGACAGTGCAATGATCCTCCATTCTCAACCGACTACCGCCGAGAAAGGTCCGGTATCGGTGATCGCTGGTCCTTGGCCGAGCTACACGGCGTTCAAAGGCCTACCGGAGCGTGATCGCTGGACTTTGTACGGCAGCGCCAAGGCCTATCGCCAGGCGCTGGAGGATCAGGGGCTGGTGATGGCCGAAGGGTATGACGCCTTCATCCGGCGCGTTTGCGCCGAGCTGGAGATCTGACCATGAGCATGGATTTGATGGTCAAGGCCATGAAAACGAAGGTGGGCAACCCGCTGCGCAAACTGGT